GTCAAACAGGCTGATTACTCATCTACTTATAGGCTGACGCTAACCAAAGGTGGTAGCTCTAGTACAGTTGAGTTTGCAACAAAAGCTAGTACGCAGGGTAACTCCCAAGAAACACAGAACGCTGAACGTGGTGCATCTACTGACCTGATTGCAGAAAACCTTAATACATTTTCTGGTTCTACTGTTAGTACAGATTACTATGAAGACATTACTAATGGTAGTGCTGTTAGTGGTCTAACTATTACACGCTATGACTCAGTGTTACATATCCAATCTACTAACGCTACTGACTTCCAAGTAGAAGTAGGTGACTCACATGGTGGGGATCACTTGCTTATATTCAAGGATGAAACAGGTGACTTTAAGAAGCTACCTACCAAAGCTCCTACTGATTTTGTTATTAAGGTATCAGGGGACAATCAGAAAGCACAGGACGATTACTATGTAAAGTTTACGGCTGATGATGTGTGGAAGGAAACTATAGAACCAGCAGCACTAACACAGCTAAACGCTGCCACCATGCCACACAAACTATCTAAGCTAGCCAATGGTAACTTTCAGTTTGATGTAGTAACATACAAAGAGAGACAAGTGGGGGATGATGACACGAACCCATTTCCATCGTTTATTGGATATACTCTGTCTGACATCTTCTTTCACCGTAACAGGCTGGGACTCCTTGCAGACGAGAATGTAATCTTCTCACGTGCAGGTGAGTTTGTAAACTTTGACTTCTTCCGTAAGTCTGTACTAACCATTGTAGACAGTGACCCCATTGATGTGGCTGTGTCCTCTAACAAGGTTAGTATTCTTAAACATGCTGTGCCATTTAACGAAGCACTACTCCTGTTCTCTGATCTTACACAGTTTAAGGTTACGGCTGACCCTGTACTTACCCCTGAGACAATCAACGTGGCTAATACCACAGAGTTTGAGGCAAGCCTACGCGCAAAGCCAGCACAAGCAGGTAAGTATGTATACTTCGCATCTAAGCGTGGTGCATGGTCAGGCATGTGGGAGTATTTTGTAGACTCTGACACAGACACTAATGACGCTACAGAGATTACGGCACACGTGCCTGAGTATCTCAATGGTGAGATTAAGAACATTCAAGCATCGTCTAACGAGGACATGCTGATTGCACAGACTGACAATGACCCTACAGCCTTATATGTATATAGATACTACTGGCAGGGCAGGGAAAAGCTACAGGCTTCTTGGTCGCGCTGGGTGTTTGGTGGAGATGTCATAGGTTACTCATTTAACCTAGCTGATATTACAGTCCTTATCAAAAGAGGTAACGACTTGTACCTTGAGCGTATAAACCTGTCGGTAGATACTGCTACAACCTACACTACTGGTAGCTTTGCTATCCACCTAGATAGACGTGTTACGTTAGCTACAGGAGGTACTACCACACTACCTTATACAGATGCGGCTGCTATCTACGTAGATAAGACAGGTGAAATTATACCCCTATCTGCTGTTGCAGGTAAGCTAGCCAACAGTGAAGTAGTCTTTGCTGGCGTACCCTTCACGTTTAAGTATGAGTTCTCTGAGCCTGTGGTAAAACAGGACAACAAACCTGTGACAACAGGACAGCTACAGATAAGAAACTACGCTGTAGTCTACAACAAGACAGGCTTCTTTGAAGTAGACGTAGCTCCCCTCAAGAGAAGTGTTTACACAAGAAGCTTTACAGGACGCATCGTTGGTGGTGCTAACAACATCCTGAACCAAGCTGCCATCGACTCTGGCACATACCGATTTGGTGTGCTAGGTAAAGCTGGTGAAACAACTGTAACCCTAAAAAGTAGTAGTCATCTACCCTGCACATTCCAATCAGCAGAGTGGGAAGGCTTCTACGTACTACGTTCTAGGAGAATGTAATGAAAGGCCACGTGAGAAAAAGTACCCAAGCTGATGTTGATTACCTATGTAACAACCTCAGACCAGAAGATGCACAAGAGGTACAAGCCTCACATGGTAGTACAAAAGAAGCGTTACAGATGGGGTTTGATGATTCAGATGAATGTTGGACAATCGTGGTAACAGAGACAGACGAGATAGCAGGTATATATGGGGTTGGTAGGTATGATGACATGGTAGGTATACCGTGGTTACTTACTACCCCCGCTATCGAAAAAGTGTGGCTACCCTTCCTTCGCGGTTCGCGTAAATGGGTTAGTGAGATTAATAATAAGTACCCCCTTTTGACTAACGCTGTGGATGCAGAGTATACAGTAGCTATTAACTGGCTACGCTTTGTCGGCTTCACATTTATAAAGAAACATGAAACATGGGGTGTAGGTAATAGACCCTTCTTAGAATTTGTGAGGATACGATAATGGATCCAATGACTATGCTTTCTATCGGGCAGTCCGTAATAGGATTTGCAGAAGAAAGTCGAAAGCAAGCTGAACTAGAAGCACGGTATCAACAAAACAGATTAGCTGCTGCTGCTTCACGTGACTTAAAAATTCAACAATTAAATCGCAGAGCTATTCAAGAAGCAGAGGCTACTGCTGGGCAAAAGTTTGACCTAGCTATCAGAGCTTTAGAAACAAGAGAACGTAGAGTAGTAACCGCTGGCGAAGCTGGTGTTAGTGGTCAAGGTATTGATGCACAGTTGGACATGACTGAGGCGCGTAAGCTTCGGGGTGACACAGTTTACAATCAACAGCTAGAGAATGTGTTTGCTGAACTTGAACTAAACAAGATGGGTGCAGACGCAGAAGCAATGAATAGAATAAACTCCCTACAACGTGGAGTGCAGCCTAGCTTTATGACTGCTGCTGTAGGTGCCGCCGCTGGTGCATATGCAACAGAGCTTAAATATGGTGGCAACAAGTCTGGTAGTTTCCTAGATAGTATGGGACTAGGTGGTAGTGTATCACCTTATGGACAGACAGACGTTGTACTACCTAACGTATCGACAATGAGTTAAGAGGACAACATGGCAGAACGTAGAGTACCAGTACAAAGGCTGGATGTTCCTACAAGTGTTAAGCCTGTGGCAAGCACTGTAGACACTTATGTAAGACCTGCTGCTCCTCAGACCCAAGCAAGTGGGCTGGCTCAATTTGTTAGCGCAATCACTCCTGCTATTCAAGCAGAGGCAGATGAGCGTTTGAAGGTTCGCCTCAAGCGTGAGCGAGAGATTGAGAATGGTATTTATAAGAATAAACTTAATCAGGCACGACAAGCCTCTATTGAATTGTTGGGTAATGCCAAACTACATTATGAAAACAATCAAGAAGAATACCTTGCACTAGAAGATACCGAAGATGGCACAGCCTATGACCAAGTTAAGGCAAGGCGTAATACTTACTTTAATGATTATCTGACACAGTTAGAACAGAAGGGTACTGACCCTGTAATTATTGAAGCACTCAAGAGTGACCTTGCTACTGGTGACACTGCGTTCATGGTATCTGTGTTTGGCGCAGATAAAGAAAAGCGCAACAGAGAAGAGATTAACAACAAGCTTACTACGTCAGTGCGTACTGTACTAGACAGCGGCAACCCTAGAGAACAACAGCTTGCTACTCTTAACGACATTTTTGCAAAGCATGTAGCAGCTAACAACAACGACTTCCGTACTGCTAATGATGTTATGATGGCACTAGCAGAAGACTTGTCACTCACCAGTGCCGACAACGCTCTAACAGATTGGCTAAAGTCAGACCTGTCTAAAAACCAGTTTGGTATCGGACGCAATGCTAAGTCTGCTGCAACTATTGAAGCACGTGCGAAGGCACAGGCTAATGCTGCTGCTTCAGGTATGACTACACAGTTGACTGCTGAAAGCTTGGCAAATAACGCAGCAGAAGCTTACACATCTGGTGAGATGTCAGCCCTTGCTACAGACAGACAGACTGTTCTAAGTAATGGTAAGGTTGTCCAGCATGACCCTAAAGACTATATTCCATACATTGAATCTGAGTTTGCTAGCGAAGTGGCACAGATTATGGGTATGGAAGAAGTAGCACCAGAAGTACGCGACTCTATGTTACTTGAGGCAAACCGTAAGAAGTACAAGTTTTACTCTAGCTTTAATCTGATGCCCCCTGAGTTGTCTCAGTCTGTAAACAACGGACGTACTTTGTTGACTATGGGTGACTTAACAGACCCAGATAATCTAAACAAAGCCAAGACTATGTACGATGCTTTGAACATGGCAGATGGCTACTCTAGCGGAGGTATCATATCTACTGCCCTCAAGGGTGACGATGCTACACGATTTAGACACTTACAGTCAATGATAAATGGTGGCTATGACTTTGCTACAGCTTTAGGTAAGGTACAGGGTACAATATTTACAGGCCGAAAAGTAGCAGTTACTGATGATGATGTGCGTGATGCAATAGATAATAACCGTTTACCGTGGTTAACCAAAGAAGCATCGGCAAGAAACATTGGTATCCTGACTGACGAAGTATCTAAGTTAGCTGACGCACTAATGCAGACTGATGTAGGCATTACAGAAGAAGAAGCTAAGAAGCAAGCTATGATACAGGTAGCTAAAGACTTCAAAGGTATTAAGAATACTGATCGTTCTGTTACCCTGATTAAAGTAGAGAGTAACGCTATCAATGACCCTGTTAATATTACAGCCATTGAGACAGCCCTTACTGAGATTAAGGCTGATGAGGAATTAGCTGGCTATATCAGACAAGGTTTGACTATAGACCCTCTAGAAATTATGGGGATACAAACAGACGCAGGGTTTGAAGTTCATGTAGCCAACACTGGTAATCCTAATCAGCTTTATGTATATGCTACCCCACTAGGAGAAGAAGGTCAAGTAAGTACACAGAACCTACTACTAGGAACTGTGAGTATTTGGGACTTTAATGCTAATAGATTGAATGGTATTAAGGAGCAGATAAAAGCTAAGTATGCTACTGCTGTAGAAGCAGAGCAAACATCTAGTGCTGCCCCCGCTGTTGGAACTGGTACAAACGTAGTAGAAGATACAATAGCCTCTGTAGAACAGGCTGTTACAACAGATGATGATGCTGTTAGGCAGCAAGCTCTAGCTAACATTATACAAAATGTTGAACAAGCTATAGCAGCCGAAGGTGTAGACGAAGAAGCTGTGACAGAAGTTGTAGAGTCTGTAGTGTCCGATGACACAGAAATTACTACTGACGATGTTGAGACTATCTCTGCTATCATTGAGGACGAGGGCTTTAAGTCAGAGCCTTATGATGACATGGGGCTAGACTCTGTAGGACATGGCTTGCAGATA